AGTGTAGACAGGTAAATAGTTCTAGCGCTTACCATAACCGCTCCCATTCTGCACATGCTGAAGTTCTTGCTGAGCTGAAAAAGGGAAATTGGGTAGTTGCATGTATGGGTGTAGGTAACTGGACTTCAGGTGGACATTTTATCCTTGCTTATGGATATAAGGATGGTATGGTGTATATCAATGATAGTAATTCCACTAAGCCTGAGAGAGAATGTAATACTTGGGATCTGTTCTCTAATGAAGCTAAATATTATTGGGTAATTGAAGTTCCTGAAAATATCAAGAGAACTGGTAAAATTGTTTCTAATGGAGAATATAGACATACCGATTTCGTAAGAGAAGTTCAGTATTGCTGTGGTGCAGGTCTCGATGGTAAAGAAGGTAATCAGACTTTATCTAAGACTGTTACTGTATCTAAAACTATCAACAATAAGCATCATGTGGTTCTTCCTCTTCAGAAGAAGCTTAAATTACTTAAGTATTATACTGGAGAACTTGATTGTTGTGCTGGACCTTTGTTCGACACTGCTACCAAGAATATGCAGGGTAAAGAACTTAAGTATGCTAAGAAGAATCAGGATGGAGAATTTACTGCTAAAGGTAAGAGTTGGCAGTTTGTTCTTGGTTTGATTAAGGTATCTTAATTTATATAATATACCCATAGGACTATAATAGTCCTATGGGTTTTGTTTCTAAATGATGACTTATTGGGTAAAGCATCTAGTACTCATACACATGATGATAGATATTACACTGAAGCAGAAGTAAATAATCTATTAAGTGGTAAAGCTTCCAGTACTCATACACATAATTATGCAGCTAGTTCTCATAATCATGCTTATAATACTATTACTGGTAGACCTACATTTAGTTTATCTGGTACTACTTTAACTATTACTTTTTAAGGAGGTATTATATGACTTTAATAACTAAAGGTGTAACTATACCTAATAATGGAGGAGTTATTATTGCTAATAATGTAAACCTTACCAAAGTAATAGCCGTACATGGTGGAACAAGTACTACCGTATGGGAAAAGATTTCACAGTTACAATTAATTAACGGATCTTCTGTATCAAATGGTGGTTCTTTTAGTTATTACGCTGTAAATGGTGGATATTTAAAATCCCAAAATGCACATTATATGACAACTAGCGGTAATAAAATACTCGTTCACTCCTACCAGAATGCACCTTGTACAGAAGACGGGGATGATAATCAGGTTATGAATAGAATAACTTGGAATAGTATAGAAGTAAGTAGTTTTTCTAAAATAAAAATGACATTTAGTGTTTTTGCTGATACATCAATTGATGGATATAGTAAAGCAAGAGTATATATCGTGGTAGGTAATAAGACTTCAAATATTATAGAAGGGACAGGTTATCATCCTTGGCATGAAGATGAAGAAGTAAAAGAAGAAAATGATAATCCTTTTGAATATAGTGGATCTATAGAATTAGATATATCATCTTTAACAGGAGCTCAAACAATACAAGTTAATCTATTTCATGAAACTCAAGATTATTATAATGATGGTGGTTATACTAGTTCCGTTTATCTTTATATATCGAAATTAGAATTGACATGATTTAAGTGGTAGGGTATTATACCCTACCACTCTCTTTTTATAATCTATTAAATTGATCAAATAAATTACCTTGTTTCATAAGTTTATCTGCTTCCATAGCTTCATCTTCATCTAAGAATGCTGACATAGGAATAGTGACCATAACAGGTTGATTCATCTCATTCTCATCAATATTATACCTAGCGTAATAAGCCTGTCTAGCAGGTCTATTAGTAGCAAGCAAATATTCAAGATCTTCTTGTTCTCTCATATAAACTTCATTATTAAACATGTAACCAAGTTTAAATCTTGAAGCTTCTTTAATATATTCTAACTGCTGAGATAATTCAGGGTTCTCTTCAGGAACTACTTCATCAATATCAATTCTCTCAGTAGTTTCATCTTCCATAATATCAGATTCTTGTACCTCTTCATCAGTATCAGTTCTAATTACATTCTTCTGAATACCGAAGTTTTCCATAACATTCTTACCATCATACCATACATATAGTGCCATTAGGTAAGAGAATACCTGATCATCATGAGAAGTGCTAGAATGTTCTATCTTGCCAGTCTTTTTAACTTCCATAGATTCCATTTCATCATGAAGAATTCTAGCAACAAATTTATCTTTATGATAATTTACTCTATCGTAAAGAATTTCAATTAATCTTGCTCTTACATCTCTTGTAGAATCTAATCCGAATACACGAACTAATCGTTTATTACGATTCATTCTATGACCGTCGAAAGATTCTTCAATTACTTTTTCTTTTATCTCATAATAAAGATTCTTCTTAATAGAAGTCTTTACTAATCTTTGAATTACAGAGCCGCCGAAACCTCCATTACGCTCTATATTTACTACAGCATTAGGCATATATTGTTTTACCAAAACATATATTACATCTGCTAAGTCATCGCTAGGAATATAATTACAATTTAAGGTGGCTGTAACTCTTGTAGTTTTAGAATCTACTACTGTTATTGCAGAACTATCCATATACATAGCACCAGCTACGTCTACTCCTACTATAGGAGGGAATCTCATATCAATATCTTCATAAACATTGAACTGATATTGTCCTGCTTTACCAAAGTATATAGTTCTAATAGGTTCTCTACAATATTGCTTAATAATATCAAGATCTTCTTTTCTGAAAGGACAGTTAGATGCTGTTTTTGACCACTCAAGAAGAATCTCTCGTCTAATCTTATCCCAATCATTACCAAGATCGACACACATCTTATTGAAATATTCTGGACCTCTACCTAACTGCTGATAAGTGTATCTAATTAAGAAGAATGAAGATTTAGTGTTAGCTACTCTTAATTCTTCCAATTTCTCATACGAATAATCATAATATGCTTCACTCCAAGGTGTAGCTGAATTTCTCAGTGTGTAAGCATACTGACCTTGTTCTGTGGTAAGATCGCCAGGTGTTGTGGTGATCAAAATACCATAAGGTGCATTATTTGCTTTTGCGTTTTGAGAAGCTGTAGAATACGCAGGGATTGCTGCAGTGTAAGCATACTGATTATAAAGCATGAAGGCAAACTCGTCGTAATACTGAATAGGCATAGTACAACCACGACCAAGTTTATCTGCCGCATCTCTAGATCTAGCAGAAGCAAAAGTAGTAATCTTATTACTATTAATAGGATGCTGCATACTAACGATAGTATTAGGAACCTTAAGTTTCTTACCATCAGGTGTAGTAGCAGAAGACATTTGTAAATATTCTGGTAAAGCATCTCTAATTTCTTTCAAATCTTTCAAGTTATTCTTAGAACCATTATGATCCTTATGAATAAACATGATTTCTGAGTTAGTTGAACCGAAATTATATACCCATAGATATCGACAAAGTGCCGCTGTCGTTTTACCGAACTGACGAGGTAGTTCTACGAACATATTGTAGTTTAATGTAAATAAAAAGTTCATAGCTAAGTTTCCACGATTAAGTTTATACCTAGCACCACTACCTACGGTACCACCCTGCACAGGAATACGCACAACTTCCCTTAGGAAGTACCAGTAGTTACAACAACATTCTCTTAGAACTCTTTGTTTCATTTGTATACTAAGATTCGGATCTTTAGGATCTACACCAGCTAACCCCGCATCATAAAGAATCAAGAAAAAGTCGTTATTAACTCTTCCGGTTCTTTTTAAGAAATAATGCATATCAATAAAAGATTGGTTGGTCGTTTCCAACTGAACATAAGCTTTCTGTTGGAATATAATCTGATTATTTACCAAATAATTATCACTTCCTTTACTAAGAAATAAAAACAAACATCTTATTTTAAGATATTATATAAAAGTTACTCTGATTAACTTTTATATAAAGATCATAAAGAAATAATTATATTATACAGGAGGGTTTTGAATATGAACTTTATTTTACTTACCGCTTCTCGGTTTGCTACTGAGGATATTGTTACTTTTGTTGTAGGATTGATCGTTCTTATTGGTGCAGGTGTACTACTCGTAAAGAAATATCAGTCTTTACCTGATGGAGATAAGGAATTAGACCAGCTTCTTCATGATATGCAGTCTATTGTAAAAAAGAGGATCATTGAGTTTATTGATGATTTTGATTTTGCTACAATTAAAGAAGATTTTGTAAATCTTCAGGCTACACTTATTGAAAATATTTATGATGATATCTGGGATTTGATAGAAGCTGAGATTGAATCTGTTTATGGTAATGAAGAAGGAGCATTAATTTATAAAGCTATTTCCAAGATCATTACTAGAGAGAAGATTGAATCTTATGTAAATACTATCTATTCTCATGATGATATTCAGCAGAAACTTGCAGATTTATTTAATACTGCTCTTGCTGAACAGAATAAAGAGATTGAGGCTGAAGATCAGCAGAGAAATTATGAAGCTGAACAGGAACAGATTCAGGATATTGAAAATGCTGAAAATGAAGTGGATGATTCCGAATCTACGGTTCCTGTATTAGATCCTATGAAACTTAACGGTATTGATAATGGTGAAGAAGAAATTATTCCTCCTACAGAAGAGGAATCTGAAACCGTGGATGCTGATACCGTTGAAGTTATCGAAGAAGCTGAAGTTGATTTCGATGCGGAAGGTGTAGAAGCTCCTGATGGAAATCTATAAAATATGATGGTGGGTTCTTAGAACCCACCACTTTTATTTGTAAAATTATAAAGTTTTTGATACTTTAAAATAATTAATATTCGCGAGGGAGGATTCATGAAGTCGAGAAAAGAGAAAGAAAAAGAATATCATCAAAAATATGATCATATTCCTAAAGACTATAAAGAAAGACTTATATGGATGGATCAACAGTATAATTTGACTGATAAAAATCGACAAGAAATTATAGATCGAAGAAATAATATGATAGAAAATATAGAGTTCTTCGATTTCTTTGTCGTTCTATATATGGAACCTGAGGGTACACCTAGACACCGTTATAGATTAATAACACCTAAGAATTATATATCTGCAGCTCTTTCATCACCATATGTACATGTATATCAACCTAGAGCTAAAGACAATCATACATATTTACAGAAATTAGTAAATTCGGAAATAATACAATTAGAGCAATTTATACAGACACCATTCGCTTGTAATATAAATGCTTTTTTCAAAACCCCAAGTAATTATACTAAATCTGATATATTTATAGCAGAGATGGGTTTAGATTACCATATCAAAAAACCTGATGTAGATAATATCGAAAAGATGTATCTCGATATGTTTAATAGAAATGTCTGGTT